AAGGCTACACAAGATAGTGTCTTACTATTCAACCATAGGAACAAGCTACCCGGTAGTGAAACGCGGACAATTAACTTCGGCAATAATAACGACAACGACGGTATTGAATTTCAATACGTCGACCCTGAAGACGACGCACTTGTAACGCTCTATTTGCCTGAAGATCGAAGCGCTGTAAATCCGAAGAAGATAGAAAGCGTCGGAATCCGAAATAGGCTACAGGCTTGGTTTCACGCGTGGCGCGATTGGAACAAGATTCGCTACTCTAACCAAGTTGTCGAATTCGAAGCGACACAAGAAGCCGATTTGATTATTCCGCAAGATCGAATCCTAGTCGCCGATAACACGCGCCCCAGCACACAAGACGGTGACGTTATCGGACAAAACGGCCTTGAGCTTGAATTGTCGCACGATGTCACGTTCGAAACTGGCGTCACGTACACGGTGTTTATTCAGCACGTAGACGGCACTGTCGAATCGATCCAGATTAACAGCGCAAGCGCATCTAACAAGATCGTACTTGCGAACCCGCCACGCGCAGCGCTAGCCCTGGGCGAAGATTTGTATGCCCGCGCGACCTATGTTATTGTGGGCAACAACTCTGCTCGGCAAAACGCGTTCCTCGTTAGCGAAAAAACACCGAACGACAACTTTACTTCGAACATCAAGGCGATTAACTACGACGACCGATATTACGATAATGACGCCGATTTTATAAACGGCGTAGTCGACGTTAACGGAATTCAAATCTAGGGGTTTATATGACACTATCAGCAATTGACGCAATCAACCGATTCAAAGACAACGAAGTTAGGGTTAAAAGCTTCGTAAATGACTTCGGAGCTTATACGACCGATAGCGGTGCGCAGGTCGAAACTCTGCGCTCGTTTATGCAACGTAAAGACGCAGAAATTAGCGCAGCCGCAGGAATGACGCAATATTTTGCGGACTATGCCGCGCTTCGTGCGTACACAGGTTCGCTGTCTCGCGTTATGATCGCCGACGTTATCGGCACTACGACCATGCAAGGTATCGACGGCATTTTCATTCGCGACGATACTGATACGACGAGCGCCGACAATGGCGGTACGATCATCGTTGCTTCTAACGGTAAGCGTTGGAAACGCTTCTACGAAGGTACGCCAAATATTAAATGGTTCGGTGCATTAGGTGACGGCACCGACCAAACATCGGCTATCGCTGCTGCGGCGTCGGCTTGTGTTCGCGTTTACGTTCCGGCCGGCCTGTACGTAGTTGATTCGGCCAACATTTCACGATCTGTAACTTTCGTTTGCGAAATGGGTACGATCTTCCAGCGTAAGGCCGGTGCCGATTTAGTATCTGGTGGATACACCAGCTTTACAGGCATGTTCACGGTCAGCACGAACGGTGTTGATTTGAAGTTTACAGGGGCGCCGACGTTCGATTGCAATTACCAGAACCAGACGACGGTGGAACCGGGCGGCTGCGCGATTAAAGTCACGGTCCCTACTACCCCTACTTCAGCAAACATTACGGTTTACGTCGAAGACGGGCGATTTATCAACGGCACGTCAGATTACATCATGGTGCGCGGTGACGACGTGCGTAAACGTTATCGAACGTACGTCACGTTAGTTAGACCGTCGTTTACTGGCGGTGTTTATGGCAAAGGTAAAGGCGACCCAGGCACACCGACCGCTGTTGGTTATACACCGACTTATGTTCGCGTTCTCGACTACGTCACTTTGATTACCTCGGATTTCAAAGCACGCTACGACGGCGCATTGTCCCTGGGTCAATACGCCCCCGTTGCAGTGTGGGGCACTTACGCCGGTTCGGATTATACGCAAGCTGGTAACGCACAAATTATCATGTTCGGTCGAACCGAGATTGATAAAATGGGCCGGGCCGCAAACGACTATAACAGCGCAACCACTTTCACGATTCAAAACGGCTTGGGCTGTATCGACGGCTACGGCAATGTCGACGAGGTTTACGTTGAAGACATTCGTGCGCGCGACACATATTATACGCCGGTACGGGCAAAAGGTTCTTGCCGGGTATACGTCGTGCACCATGCCGACCTTCAAAATTGCTGGCGTGGCTTAGAAGTGTCGCCGTCCAGTACAGGCCCATGCCAAACTGTCGTACACGTCGGGAAGGTAACTTGCCGTGACGGCACCATGCCGCAATTGTACTTCGTCGGCACTGCGTCAAACGATCAACTTTACAGCGTTGACATTGATAGCGCTTATTGCTTCGGGACTCAAACGAACCCCGAAGCGTTAGTTAATAGCGGAAACGCTATGTTTAAAAATGCGGCGAAAATTACGGTTCGCGGGCTAACCGTAATCGGATCGCCGTCGAATGGTGTCGTTGTCGATACAGTTGATCGAGCATTTATCAGTGAATTCGTAGCAAACAACAGTACAGGCAACGCCGTTCGCGTTTATGGCACCGGACAGTTTGTTCTTGAAGAATTCGATATTCGAAACTGTGGTGCGCAGGCGATTGACATAAACACCGGAATGACGAGCATTACGATCCGTGCAGGAAAGATCGATACTTGCGTAGATTACGGCTTTGTTAATTTCTCCACCGTTGCTAATGTGCACGTTCAGAACGTCGCCGTTTCAAACGTTAGCGGCCTTAGCCGTGGTTTCTATAATGCGGGCGGTTACGTTGTACTGCTTTCCAACATCGCTAACGTCGGTGTTACGACACCGCTGTTCAATGTGAGCGGTGTAATACAGCGAGAGGAGCATAACAGTTGGAACCCGCGCAGCGTTTGGGGAACATTCTCGACAACAACGGCGGGTACGTGGAACGCCGGTGATACAGTGTGGAATAATGCACCGACGGCGGGCGGCACGCCTGGGTGGAAATGCACAACTTCGGGTTCGCCTGGAACTTTCAAAGCAATGTCTAACCTTGCAGCGTAATTAAAAATGCCCGGTTCGCCGGGCATTTTATTTAGAAGAACTTGATTTGCGTATTTGGTCGAATCGCGTAACCGATATCGAATAACATTTCGCTAGCTTCTTCGATATATCGTTCGTAGTCTACATCGGCTGGAAATTCATCCGGCAAATCCATTAAAGGCTTTCCGCCTGTCGATTTCGGGACCGTACTTTCATACAGCACCGATAAGATTGGTGTTTTCTCACCTTCAGCGTAATACCATCGTACGACCTTGCCCAAGTAAACATCATTCTTTTCCGCCCCGCCCTTTACGTTGCGAACTGCAACGAATTTCGTGATATCGCGGCATTCCCGAATCGTCGTTTCGATTGGCGTGCGATCGTTTAAAAACCGCGTTACAGCTTCAACGCAAATCGTAAATTCGGGGTTCTTCTTCATAATCTCGACAGAATCGCCGCCGAGCCATGGATTGCCGAACGCCCCTTTACCCTTCGTCATTTTATCTAGTTTGGTCCCGACCGGGAATTCATCAAGCCATACCTTACGATCTTTATCGAAGTTCTTTTTAATCGCGATGTAATTGTTAACGTCACGACTATACACGGCCCTATACTGCGTTTGTTCTGTCTTGAAGTCGGTAATTCGTTCCCATTCGCGCAGAATTGCTTCGTGCACGGCGTAAAGATGTTTAGGGCATTTCTTAACAACGCCGTCAGTATTCGCCGAAATAACTGGAATCCCTGCGGTTTCCATCATTTCAATAAGCATTAACAATGAGAGTTGCCCGGTTAGCGTAACTTGCAATAGCAAGTCGGGCGAATACAAAATTGAATACTTCGAACCTAACTTGCCGAACGATCCGTTAATAACGATCTTTAGCGAATCGGCTACGACTTTATCGCCGGATTTCTTACCCGCGATACGACGGCTAACGAATGTTTCATAAACCGTCAAGAATGCATCGGTCAAGTGCGGCGGAAACAATCGTTGATTCAAGATGATGCGCGGGTAATATGATTCCACGTCATCGTCAATAACCAGCGTGTCGGCGTCGCTAATGTGGGCAATAGACGATTCGTTCGAATGCAACCCGCCCATGCCCACACTGTACGGCTTGCCCCAAAGGTTCAACTTGATATTGCCCTTACCTGGGCCTTTGATTGGCTTGTTTCCTTTGCCAATTACGACGAACGGGCCGACCGTCGGCGGCATCAACAGATACCCTGCTTTGTCTATTTCGAAATCCTGTTGCGCGATTGCATCGGCCAACGCTTGTAAGATTGGCGTTTGGAACCTGATATATGACGGCATCTTGTAGCGAAACGTCGTGCCCGGTTCAATCTTCGGCTTCTTTGGATAGCGCCCGGTGATCTTAGCGATTTCCGCACCGAACACGGCTTCGGCGATCTGAGCATCCGACTTGCTTCGTAAGTCTTGGTCGTATTCACGGCCAAGGGCTTCGCGCAGTTCAAGTTGTTTTGATAGACTGTTGAATATCAACCCGGTGTTATCGATGTCGTTGAAGCAGTAATATCGCGTGTGGTGCGCCTGCTCGCGCGTTAGAGGCTCCGTCGGATCGTACGGCAAGTCTTGCATGCGCTTTGCGTGCAGGCGACCTGAATACGTTTTCAACGAAATGTCGGGCAACGGTGCTACGTCGAAAACGTCGATATGATTAAACGGCGGCGTAGCGATGTTGTACCTGTCGTAAATGTCAGATAGCCGTTCCGTACCTTTGACGATTGCCGTTGAAACTTGATGCAGTTCCCAGGCGGGCAAACCCTTCAACGCAAGCGAAATCATTAGCAAGTCATAACGACGGCTGTTGAATCCGACCGTTCGGAAATGCCAAAGAATCCATTCAAGTTTCGGCCTGTCTAAGTCGCAATCCGCCGACAGTTCGACCGATACCGCGCGCCCGCTTTCGATTGACTTAAACGAACAAAGCCAAAAGTTAGGGTAACACTCGGTATCGAGCACTAACGTTTCGCGGTGCGCCGCCGTCATTAGTTCGGCGTCGGTGAAGAAGTGTAACGGGCGCAAAACTCGTTCAAGCGCCGCGATTAGTTTACGCTTCGGCTTTTCCCGAAGGGCTGGGCCTTCTTCGCCTTCTTCATAAACTATTGTGTCTTCGTCTTCAAAGAACATTCGGTTTAGTCCCGCGCAGTTGTTCCAACTCTTTTTCTAATGCTTCGATACGAAAGGCTTGCGACCGTATGTAATCGCGGTAAACGCGGTTCATTTCCTGGGAAGCTTCGGCGGTCGTTCTCAGTTCGTCGATTAGTGCGAACAGTTGCGCCGCCACGTTGCTTTGCTTGCTCATCTTAACGCCTGATTGCTGCAATAACGCCGCGCAAATTATCTCCGAAGAAAACGCAATTGCCTATGGGGTCGTGCGGGTTGAAATCGAATCTGTCGGCCAAGCCTTCGAACGCCAACAGGTATTTGCTATTGTACGCTTTATTCGGCGGTATGCCTTCGATTTCGTACATTGCGCCTTCTTCGCCGTTAGGGTGCGACGCTAATACGTTTTGATTAAAGAATACCTGTCCGGTTTCGCTAAACGATGCGACCGACTTTAGCGCGTCGAAGAACCCAGGCGGCAACGGCCAAGGGTTCGAACTTACGTTAAGAATTCGACCTACGTTAGGATATTCGACGGTCAACAGTTGAGTTTTCAACCATGATTCGTCGTCGAAATAGAACGTTGCGGTATTTTGGGAAAATCCGAAGTGCGCAAGCGGCTTGCCGGTTTTCAGAATCGCGGCAACTGCGGCTTTCGGTACGATAAGGCCGGGCGGCAAGTCGATGCCGTGCCAGTATTCAACGGCGCAAATTCCATCGCACGCAATGACCGACCCGGCTTGCAGCAAGACCGCGTTTGCCCATTCCCGACCCTGGACAGGCCCGGCAACGTCGGCCACGGCCGCGAATCCGGCCCGCAGCGCGTCGTTCAGGGTAGCGCAAGGGGTATCGGGCAGGGCGGGTGGCATAAGCGCCCCAGGGACGCAAGGAACCAGCGCGCGGAACTTGTCGGATTTGATAGAAAGCTTGCCACTATCAAGGGTCGTAATCGACAGCGTTTGACCGCACTTCGATAGTGCGTCAATAAGACGGGCCGTATGTGGGCAAGCGTCAATGTCGTCGGTGATACGGTGCCCCATTGCGAAAACGGGGTTCGTCGCAACAGCCCGTTGTTTCGACAGCATCACATGCGTATGCTGCGTTTCGGCTTTGCTGTCACCCTGCGCCGCCGCTACGAACTTCAACGCGGCGACCAAGTTGGATTGTTCGTCTGTTTTTTTCTTTCTTGCTCTTGGACTTGTCGCCATTGCAGCTTCTTTCAGAACGGAATGTCTTGGTCTAGATTGTCATACTGCGAACACCCGAACGCAATTACGCGTGCCGGTGGACGTTGCATGTTCGATAGCTTGCACGCTTCGTCAGCTTCTACGAAATGATCGCACGAAAGGCATGTAACAATCAAGTCCGAAGGACTTACGGTTTGGAGCGCACGAAGTATCGTCAAAGCTGCTAATGGGCGATATCTGTTCGGTGGAACTTTAGAAGAACTCATGGCCTAATATTTCCGGGTATTGTTGATCGGTGCGAACACGTAAGCGTTTCGGTTCTTTGAGTCGGCTTACGTACTGCAATGCTTCATCTACGGTTTCTGGCGGCTTCACTTCTTCACCGTCGCTAATAAATCGTCGGCGGAACCAGTCGCGCCCATGCTTACGTGCGAAGTGTGCCGACGGGTCACTGTATTCGATGCTTACATATTCGCGAAAACTACGCATACCACAAGCGTACGTCACTTTAAGGCTTCGACCCTTCGAAGTTTCATGCGAGCTATAAAACACGCGGTCAACGTTGAAGTATTCTACAACAGCTTCGTTACCTTTGATTAGTTCCGCATCGGTCGCGCTTGCTAGAATGTGCGTTTGAAACAAGAATTCGCGCCCGCAGTTGCAGCAATTACGAACACTTGCATGATTGTACGCGCCACATCCATCTTCCATTTCCCATTTTTCGCGCGTCACATTTACTTTAAGGGCTTCTTTCGTGCAAATACGAACGGGTGCGTCGCCGGTTTCTTTGCCCTTCTTGCGCGGTATGCGAACGTCGTTGATCGGGCCTAATTCTTCGGTGTTAGCTGCGAAGTCAAGAACCAACGTGTTTTGCTTAGGCCCGGCGTACATGGCTTCGAATCGGCCTTCGACGGTTTCAAGATCAAACCCAGGCATATACAGCGGTCGCGTCCCACGCCCTAGATTAGGTCTATTCCTGGGTCGTCGTATCCGGTTGTCAGTTTGCCGACGTTGATAAGCGCGCGAAACTGCCCGGCCTTATGCGCGGCAATTCGCTTATCGTTTTCGGAGCCCTTCAGCTTGGAGTGAACAGCCATCGCGCTAACGCCCCAGCTATTCAAGATTTCGGCGCAGCGTTCAGCAGTTGCAACGCCGGCCGTAAAGATCAACCATTTATGACGGTTCTGGCCCAGGTCGCATACTTCGCGTAACCCTGGAACCATGATTCTATCGATTTCAGCTTCAAGCGGTTTTGTTGCATACTCGCCGCCGACAATCTTTAATTCCGACGCTTCGATTTGAACATCTGTCTTCTTAGCGATCAAAGGCGACAAATACGCTTCGTTGATGAATCGATTGAACGCATCAACGCCGGTAAGATCGCAACAAATATCGCTGAAAATACCGCCGTCGGTAATCAATCCTTGTTTCAGTCGATACGGCGTTGCGGTAAAGCCGATAAGCTTAAAGCGCGGGTTGCGTGCCATGACGGCCGCAACAATTACTTGATACATTGAATCTTCTTCAGGGCTTAACAGATGGCATTCGTCAATAATTCCTATGTCCCAATGTTGCGACAGAATAGCTTCGCTTTTTACGATACTTGCCACGCCGCCGAATAGAATCGGCAACATTGTGTCGCGTTGACCCAGGCCCGCCGAATAGATACCGACAGGCGCAGTCGGCCACATGACCCGCAGCTTTTCGACGTTCTGCGCGATCAACTCTTTAACGTGCGTCAGATTCAAAACGCGAAGTCCCGGCCATTCCTGATAGAGTCGGATCAAAAGACCGGCGATTGTTGGAGACTTGCCCGTACCTGTGGGCATAGCAACAATTGTATTTCCGGCCTGTTCACCGTTATCACAGTAGTAATCCAAAACGCTTTGGACCGCGCCCTCTTGGTAATATCGCAGCTTCATCTTTTATCGGATAAAGTTTGTCAATATCGGGCCGTCGTCATAGCGGTTTTGATCGCATTTTGGATAATCGGTTATAACGTCGTATGCCAGCTTACTTAACATGCTTCGCTTTTCGTACTTATTGCCGCATAGATGGAAGTAGCGATGTTTCTGCATTGGTTTAACGGTTTGAATGTTATTTTCTTTAGCCCATCGCTTAGGGTCAGTCACTCCCATATCGCGTAATGTCATGGGGTGTGTTCTGACACCGTTTACCAAGTACAAAGAATCGTGTGAGATTGTGGCACCTGTGTAAATCCAGTTAGTAGCCTGATAAACAATTCCGCAATGTGATTGTTCCATATCGGCGTACGAAACTACAGCACACGGCGTTTCAAGCATTCGCAAAGAGTTAGCCACTAGAAAAGATGCTGCATTTTTAGTTTTTGTTTGAATCACCAAGCGGCTTAATTCAAACAAACGAAAATTTCTATCCTTGAAAGCGTGTTTTTGTATCGGCGGCGATGGTTGCCCGAATACACAAACACCTTGCAACGATCCCCATTCGATCAACCCAAACGCTTCCCAAAAAATAGAAGCTCGTCTGCTATAATGCTTTTTAATTACAAATTCTTCGGCTGTTTTTTTATCAATCTTAATTACTTGCATGATTAACCTTTTGCTATACGATATTTTCGTGTTCGTTGCAGCCGTGTTTAATAATTTCAACCGGAATCGACCCGCGTTCAGGATATTTCGTGCAAAGCCAAGTCTTGTTTTCGCCCGGCTCCGCGTGTTTGCAGCTACGGCAATTTCGGTCGATAGGTGTATGCCCAGGCTTTTTAAAACAAATGCCGGTCTTGTCGTTACCGAACCAACAGAATTTGCACGTTTTGAACGCCGGGTTTTCGGAAATACGCGGCGGCGCTTCGCGGCTGAAAATGATACGTTCGGCTTTCATTTCCAGCTGTTCGGCGTGTTTATGATCCAGTTCGACAACTTCTATATGTTGGTCGTCGTCGTTCTTATTCCTATACACATACAATGCGTATTTCAAACCGAACGCGCGGCCGTAAGTGCATTCTTGGGCGTAGTGCACAGGCGCTACAACCTTTACACCGTCACTTGACAGTTCATTAAACCCTGTTCCGGTGGCTTTTGTTTTGATGCTAACGAGCATTGGTTCGGCAATATTGTAATGCGCAGGCAGCTTGCAAACCGCGTCGAGTGAACCGCCGAAATGCCCACATGCAGCACTGAATCGGTATTGCTGCGGCTTTCCGTCTTTCAGCGGCAACGATTCGTCGAATTCGAAGATTTGGAATCCGGCGCCGCGCAAGTGTTCGAACACGTACGCTTCTTCACGATGCCCGCGTTGAAATAAGCGTTGCATACGACCATTGAATTTTTCGGCGCTGACCCATCGGAATCCATACCATAACGCACGGGCGCATTCTTCGCCAATCTTCGACGCGCCCAAGTGTGTACGGTGCCCATCGTCGTACGTCACTTCGCAATATTTATCGATGTCAGCTTTAATACGTTGAGCGACGGCCTTTTTAACGCCTGGGGCCGACAAATCGACGGCGGGAACGCCTTTATTTTCCGGTACGCTTTCGCAGTGCGATTCGTTGGCGTTCTCGGTTGTTTTCGTTTCGGTGTTTTTCATTACGTTTTGCTTTCCGACGGTCTATGATGTTTTGGCGTTCGTCAAAGAATACTTTGCTTGCCTCGATTACCTGTTTTAACTGTTCCTTGTTAAGTAATGCGATATGGGCTTGTTCTGCTTCTATGTTAAGTTCATTGGCAAGCCAAACGTAAGCACGGTCGCGTGTCATAAGACCAGACGACCAAAGCACGTCAAAAACTTTGTGCGCATCGTTACGAAGCTTCTTTGTTGCTCGGTCGGCCATTCGCCCAAGCGGGTGCGTAGTTTGGGGATGACAACCGACGGACGCGCGGCAATCATCACAAAACCAGCATTGGGGCCACTCGCCAAATACGCGACCGTAAATTACGTCGTTGGTCGTGTAACGAATGTTCATTGAACCGCAGTTATCGCAGTTCGAAGGGTTCGGCAGTAAACTACTAATTCGTTTTGGATTGCGAAGCATATTTTACTTGTTCTTAAAAATAGCGGGCCGAAGCCCGCTATTTAATTGCCGATAATTACGACGCCGGATTAACCCCAGGCCGGTTTATTGCCGGGCTGCTGTTGACCCTGTTGCCACTGGCCGGCGCCGTTGTTGGCTGCGGGTGCGCCGCCCCAGGCTTGACCGCCCGTTTGCTGCTGCGGCTGCTGTTGACCCTGGGGCGAGCCACCCCAAGCCGGTTGACCTTGGGCGGGCTGCTGCGGTTGTTGCTGGGGCGGCTGTTGTGGCTGGCCCTGGGCCTGCGCACCGCCCCATGCACCTTGCGGCTGCTGGGCTTGCGGTTGCTGTTGGCCTTGCGGTTGACCGCCCCATGCGCCGCCCTGCACCGGGGCTTGACCGCCCGCGACGCCGTATTGCCCAGGCTTGATCTGTTCCCCGTTGATGTACTTGCAGCCGGAAATTTCGTTGTACTTGTCATCTTCCTTTTGCGGCTGGACGATGACGACGAACGGTTTGCCGTGCAGTTCTTCAGTTTGCTGGAACGCCGGAACACCAACAGCATGGCAAATCGCCGACAGTTGACGATGCGCGATTTCGGCGGCTTTCTGCGATGCGTTGTACAAATTCAAACGCCAATCCATCGACAGGCCGTTTGCCGGGCCGTCAATGGCTTTGACGCTCAGTTTGACATATCCGCCGGTCTGGTTCTTGTTGCCGTCGATGGACGAAGCGACGATGATAACGGGATGTTCGCCGACGGGCAGTTGCGAAAAGCCGGTCGCGGGGTCGAACTGTGAGGAGTTGAACGGTTGTTGAAGTGCTGGCATTTGATGCTTTCTCTATCAGGTTACGATAACTTTAAATGGCGGTATCGTTTCGCCGATTACTGCATGATCTTTTGGAACAGTTGGCCCAAGTTCGGCGGTTCCAGTTCGGCGCACTTGCCGGAACGGTCACGGGCCATGATTTCGAACGTTTCTTTTGTTCGAATAGCGATTTGTTCGCCCATGGCTGGGATCATTGCTTTACCCAAGTGCAAAATTTCGTCGTAAAGATGCGGAATCTTTACGTTCAAGTCTTGACCGGGGAAATACGGCTTCTTTCGAATAGCTCCGTTCTCGTCGGCCGATGTTTGTTTCGCGATCAAATACGCATGCTTATTCTGCATGAAGTACAGGCCGTTTGCATATTCCATCAGCTTTTGCGACATTTCGCCGTACGCTTTACGCGGGTCTTTGTTCTTCGCCAGCCGTTCGGCCAAAACAATTTCCGCGATTTGCGAAATGCTGTCAATACCCACAGTGTCAAATTGCTTTGCTTCGGCGCTGTTGAACAGCCATTCGAAGAAGCCTTCGATTCGTGCGTAGTTGTTGAACGCTTCGAACGTCGGGATATTCGAACCCCGCATCGACAGCAAGCCGGGTTCGACCGCCAACAGAACCGGGCGCGGGGCCGTGTTCAGCAACGGAGTTTTACCCATACCCGGCCCGCCGAACAGCAAGGCTTTGACGCCGAATTGCTGCGCGAACGATGACGCCGGTTTCAGTTCTTTAGTTACGTTCATGTTTAGGAATGGCCCGGCGCGAACCTGGCGTAATGTGGGCTATTACTTCTTGGCTTTCGGTTCGACCAATTCAAGCGACGGCGTAGCGTCGGAAATGGTAAGAATCTTGTTCAGCTCGGCAATGATCTTCTTCGCCGTGCTGTCGCCGTTGGCGGCGCGTTCCGAAATCGTGTTGTACTCCGTAACCGACAGTTCGGGCTTGAACTTTACCAGTCGTTCGGCAATGAACTTGCCTTCTTCGCCGATGCGTTCGATACGGTCAAGCGTGTTATCTACTTCGTCGTTGTTCAGCTTGTAATTCAGCTTCAAGACGGCTTTCAGCTTGTACCCGGCGTTCAGTTCGTAGTTACGCGTACCTTTTTCGCCCGGCTTGGCCTGGATAATGTCGCTAACGACCTGGGCGCGCAACTTCGCTTCTTCGTCTTTCGCCTTCACCAAGGCTTGTTGCGCGGCAAGCCATTTGTTCAACAGCGCGTCGCGTTCTTCGACGGTCATTGCTTTTTTCGGTGCGCCGGTCCAGCCTGCATTGACTGACAGATTTTCCATAATGAAACCCCTTTCAAAGTTGTTGGTTGTTTCGTAGCGTTCTACGATGGTTCAAATAATACTACGTCGAACGCTACGATGCAACTATTATTTTTCGTTAGATTGAAGCGATGCGCCCGGCCATACGTGCTCGGCAGGTTGACATTCCTTGCGGAAAGCTTCGACGCCGGCAGCGACCGTTGCGGCATGGGCTTTGCGCTCGCCGAACATCATCGTGCCGGGCAGCGGATCGAACAGGCCGGGCAAGCCGGTAACGGCGGCTGCGGCTTGGTCATGTGCGATCGACGTAAGACCGGCGCCGACTTCCAGTACTCCGCGTTCGAACTCCAGTTCACGGTTGTTCGCGTCGAACGCATCGAACTTGTCTTTGTAACGTGCGCGCAACTTCGCGATGTTGATACGCTGGATTTCGTCGAACGTTACGCCGAGTGCGTCGGCCAGCAATGCGTCGTACCATTGACCATCGCCGGTTTCTTCGACGAGATTGATCTTATCGAAGTGTTTGATTTTACCAGTCGCCCATGCGTAGAGTTGTTCCAGTTTTTCGCCGGCTTCGGTGGCGGAACCGATGATTGCATGCACGATCTGGTGTTCGGTCGAAGTTGCGAGCATGTTTGCCATGCTTTCGACACGATCCGGCATCGGCAAGCCGGTATCACGACCGTAGAACAGCGTCTTTTTGTACTTGTCCAGAACTTGTAAAGCACCGATGGCGTTCGTAAGTACGGCCTTAAAGAAAAAGAAGTTGACCATTTCGCCGTGCCACTCATGCGACGCAGTTACGTTTGCTTCGGCGACGTAGTCGAAAGTCGGAACTTCAGCGGGCCAACTGCCGTCGTTCTTGATTACGGCGATTTCTTGCGGCGTGAACTCTGCACCCCAGCCGCTAAACGTTACTTGCGCTTCTTCGCCGGTTACGTTTCTGAATGCGTCTTGAACTGCTGCGCGCATCGGTGCGTCGGCGCACGGCGGAACAGTCACGCCGTTAATACTACCGATCTTGCATTCCCATGCGGTACGGCGGTTTTTCATATCGGTCATAGTGTGGGCATCCCAGGTTTAGTTAATCGTGGTCAAGATCGTTTCTCGACAGGAACGAAGCGTAACGGAACAAATGCCCAAACGCAAGGCTTTTGTGTGAAATAATTTTCTTGAGGAAAACGGAACAACGATGTAGGATGCAACCTGTTTGCTTGACTCAACGCAATAAATTTATATTATGACAACAAAATTACGCGATAGAACCATCGAACTTTTGAAGAACCGCCCGGCATCGCTTCAACTGAAAGACATTGCAAAAGCAACTGAAATTCCCGAAGGTTGGTTGAAGATGCTTGTTCAAGGAAAAATTATCGACCCAGGCGTAAACCGCGTTCAAACGGTATTTGAATTTTTGACTAAACAACCGTTGCTGAAGGCGTAAACAGTGTACGAAAACATACCGTTCGAAATGCGCCAATACGCGCAATGGGTCGTATGGCGGTACGAAGAAGAACCGGGTAAAGACAAACCGAAGAAAGTCCCGTATGGCCCGCATACGGGTAGACACGCGAGCGTTTCCGATCCTTCAACATGGGGTTCATTCGAACAAGCCATCGAGGCTGCGGCGTCGGGATGGTTCGCAGGCATCGGCTTCGTGCTGACGAACAATGACCCGTTCGGCTTTATCGACTTGGACGACGCACACGGCGACGCCGACGCAGTATCGAAGCAACAAAAAATCTTCGACAACTTCGTAAGCTACGCAGAACGAAGCCCAAGCGAAAAGGGCTTACATATCATCGTCAAGGGTTCGATTCCGTCGGGTCGTAAACGTAGTTTCGTTGAAGTGTATTCGTCGGCGCGTTTTATGACGATGACGGGTAATGTATTCAGGGCGTCACCGATTGTCGAATATCACGAACTGCTTAACGTGCTTTGGGATCAAATCGGCAAGCGCGCCGAAACGATCATGTACACCGGCAACGCACCGCAAACCGAAGAAGACCAAGCGATTCTGCAACGGGCTTGCAATGCGGCGAATGGTTCGAAATTTCAAGCCCTGTTAGCCGGGCAATGGCATCAACATTACCCGTCGCAATCCGAAGCCGACTTAGCGTTTATCAACGTTGTCGCTTTCTACACGCAAAGCCGCGAACAAATCAGCCGCATTTTCAAGGCTTCGCCGTTAGGCGCCCGCGACAAACAAACGACGATTCGCGGTACGCCGTACATCGATTACATGATTAATAAGTCATTCGACCGGCTGTTGCCGCCCGTCGATATTGACCATTTGCGAATTCAAGTCGAAGAAGCTATCGAACGCGCACGTATGCAAGAGGCCCAACA